GCAGAAACAGATGCTGTAGCAGGTGAAAAGAAGCACAACCCGAAACTTGAAAAGCGGTTTTCGGAACTGACCAAGCAGCGCGAAGCAGCCCGCCAAGATGCGGACCGTGAGCGTACTGCTCGTGAGGCTCTTGAGGCGCGCATTAAGGATTTGGAAGGCAAGTTAAATCCGCCGAAATCGGATGAACCTGACCCTAAACCAGACCCAGCGCAATTCAATGATGCCCTAGAGTATGCTGAGGCTCTGGCCGAGTGGACTACTGATCGAAAGATGCGGGAGCGGGATCAAGCAGAACTTGCTCGCAAGGTTGAGGAGGAACAGTCGCGGATGCGGCAGAAGTTCCAAGACCGACTAGATGTTGCGAAACAAGATATGCCGGATTACGAGGAAATGATTGCCTCAAGTGATGTTTCGGTTTCACAACCGGTCACCGATGCAATTATTGAGAGTGATGTAGGCCCACAACTCCTATATTACTTGGCCGAAAATCCTGATTTTGCTCGTGAGTTAGCGGAGAAATCCATTACCTCACAACTGCGCGCCATCGGGCGTTTAGAGGCTAAATTTGAGAAATCAGAACCGGCTAAACCGAGCGTAAGAGAACCTGTTGCGAAGAAGTCTAATGCTCCGGCACCGATTAACCCGCTGAAAGCCGGCGGCAACCCTAGCGATATAACGCTAGATGCTGACCGTAAGTTTCATGGCACCTACCAGCAATGGAAAGCTGCAAGGGCCTCTGGGAAGATTCGATGACGGGTAACTTTAAAATTAATTTGGAGAATTACCATGGCAAATAACTTGCTAACCATCTCCATGATCACCAACGAGGCGTTGATGGTCTTGGAAAACAGTTTGACCTTTACTGGTCGTGTAGACCGTAACTATGATGACCAGTTTGCGGTTGTCGGTGCAAAGATTGGTAACACAGTCAATGTCCGCCGCCCAGGTCGTTTTATCGGTACAACCGGCCCAGCGCTGAATGTTGAGGACTTTAACGAGACCTCCTCACCAGTAACCCTCAGTACCCAGTTCCATGTGGACACACAATTTACGACTCAAGACTTGTCTTTGTCGTTAGATATGTTCTCGGACCGTGTACTAAAACCAGCTATTGCAGCAATCGCCAACAAAATTGACTTTGACGGCACCACAATGGCAGTCGATAACACCGCTAATACCGTTGGTACAGCTGGTGTAGTTCCATCTGACATCGCAACATTCTTGACCGCCCAGGCTTATTTGGATGGTGAAGGCGCTCCCCGTGACGGTAAGCGTTCTTGCGTTGTTGACCCATTCACCGGCGCTAGTATTGTTGGCTCCTTAAAGGGTTTATTCAACCCACAAGGTTCCATCGCTGGCCAGTATGAAAAGGGCATGATGGGGCGCGACACTATCGGTATGAACTGGTATATGGACCAAAACATCGTGTCCCATACTTATGGTTCTTACTCGACTGCTACCTTGGCAACTAACACAAGCACATTTACTGGTTCGTTGACAACTGGCTGGGCTCAGACCTCGACCATTACCATTGCAGCTACAACCGCTAACGCCACATTAAATGTTGGTGATACGATTCAGATTGCTGGCGTGTTCGCAGTAAACCCACAGAACCGCCAACCATACGGTGGTAATGTATTGCGTAACTTTGTGGTAACTTCAGCTGTTACTATCACATCTGGCGGTTCAGCATCTGTAACCGTTTCCCCAGCGATTATTACTGCTGGTCAGTTCCAAAATGTGTCCGTATTGGCTACTTCAGGAACTGCAGTTGTCACACCATTTAACAAAACTGGTGTTGTCAGCCCACAGAACTTGGTATTCCACCGTAACGCATTTACCCTGGCTACTGCCGACCTCCAATTGCCTGACGGCGTTCATTTTGCAGGCCGTGCAAGCGATAAGGATAATGGCTTGTCGATTCGTGTGGTGCGTCAATACACAATTAACAACGACTCCATCCCAACCCGTCTAGATGTCCTATACGGCTGGGCTCCGCTTTACCCTGAACTCGCCTGCCGCGTTGCAGCTTAATTAGGAAAGGAACCTTATCATGTCAAATCCAGGACCAGCAAGTACCCAAACCTCTAACTACCTATTAAACGGTAGTGCAGCCGATGGTGTTTTAATCGGCATCGTTGGAGGTGAGGTTGGTTTTTACGGCGAGACCCCCGTGGTTCAAGCCAGCGCTATTACCCCGTTAGTTTCAACTACTGCCTCAACCGCAGACATTGCAGCAGCGGTCAATAGCATCATTACCGCAATTAAAAACATTGGCATTACTGCCTAAGATGTTTTGAAGTAACCAAGAAGCTGCCCCCAAAAGGGGTGGCTTTTTTCACTTTTAAGGACTACATGAAGCACATAATGTTGGCAATGCCTGCTTATACCGGAGTGGTTCATATGGGAACCATGCGGTCTTTAATGACAGATTGCATAACCCTTATTAAACGGGGAGACAGGTTTACATTTGTGGACGATGTAGGTAACGCTTTGATAGCAGACTGTCGAGGGGTTATAACTACCAATTTTTACCATTCTGACTGTGATGAATTAATTTTTATCGACTCAGATGTTGCTTGGGAAGCTGGGGCGTTATGCCGGCTTATTGATCATCCTGTAGATATGGTTGGAGGCGCTTATCCGGCTAGAGTTGACCCTCTTAAATTTAATATAGGCTGGATTGAAGAACGCAAGTATTTAAAGGCCGATCCAAATACTGGGTTACTTGAGGTTGATCGCGTCCCAACGGGATTCTTAAAAATTACCAAAAACTGTATTACAAAGATGATTGAGGCTTACCCAGAAACCTTTTACCATGATGGTGCAGTAGATAACCAGTTTTATCCATTGTTTGAGTCGTATATTGACCCAGAAAAAAAATGGAAATATGGCGAAGATTTTTCTTTTTGTAAACGGTGGCGTGAAATTGGTGGCCAAGTCTGGTTAGACCCTGAAATTAATATGGGCCATATTGGCAATAAAATCTTTGAAGGACACATTGGCAATTGGCTTAAAAGTAGGATAATTGAACAAACTCAACCATAAGGATTAATCATGGATTCTCTTAAAATTTTATCCCCAACATATCGTTTGGACCTAACAACTGCTGCATCATCTGCTCTGCAACTAATCCCAAATACACCAACCTTGGCATTTCGTGTGGCTATCTTAAATACTGGAACTGGTACTGCTGCTATTACTTTTGGCACTACTGACTCCAACATGGCAACCCCAGCGATTGCATCTACAGGTGGCAGCGGATCATTTATCTTAGCCCCTAGTATGTTTTTGCCAATCATCATTGATTGCCCAAGGCCAAACTTCTATATCAAGGCGATTTCGTCAACCACAAACACGCTCTATTTGACATTAGTAGCCAACGAATAAGGTATTTATCATGTCCAATGACACCGCAAAGACTATTACAACCAATATAGTGCCGGTCCAAGGGACTTTTGAGCCCTTACCGCCGTATGAGTGCATCAACTTAATTGGACCCGCTGGAACGCCGTTTTATGCCCCTATAAATCCCGTTTTGGATGGGGTAAGCATTACCAATAGCACGATTAATAGCACCACCATTGGTGTAACGACTCCAGCATTGGCTGCATTTACCAGCGCAAGTTCAACAAATCAGCCCGTAGGCAACAACGATTTAACAACCAAACTGTATGTTGATTCGTTGGCGTTGGGCATTTCGTGGAAACAACCAGTAATAGCAGCCACAACTGCCAACATTACTCTCTCAGGAACGCAAACAATTGACACCGTGCCAGTATTGGCCGGAGAGCGAGTATTAGTAAAAGACCAAACAAACCAGCCAGACAATGGAATTTATATTGCAGCTGCTGGCCCATGGTCGCGCTCTCCAGATGCAAATACTTACGATGAAATGATTTCGGCTTTGGTATTTGTTACAGAGGGCGGCCAGGCTGGGTCGGCATGGTATTGCACCGCGCAACCAGGCGGAACCCTTGGCGTTACCAATATTGATTGGAATAACTTTTCAGTCGGCGGCGTTTACTTTGCTGGTACGGGTTTAAACCTGTCTGGCGGCGATACTTTTAATATCTCCAATACTACGGTGACCGCCGCTAGTTATGGCTCTGCCTCTGCAGTTCCAACTTTTACGGTCAACGCCCAAGGGCAATTAACGGCAGCTGCCAACACTAACATTGCGATTGGTGCAACGCAAATTACCTCAGGCACTATAGACTCTGCGCGTTTGAGTGGCTCATATTCGGGCATTACCGGTGTTGGCACATTGACAGACTTAACTGTCAGCAATACTATAGTTGGCTCAATTTCTGGTAACGCAGCCACAGCAACTACCGCTACAACTGCTACAACCGCCACAAATATAGCAGGCGGGGCAACTGGTTCAGTTCCATATCAAAGTGGTTCTGGCGCAACAACTTTTGTTGGTATAGGAACAACTGGTCAAGTATTGACAGTATCGGGTGGCGCACCTACATGGGCCGCGCCCGCAACAAACGGTGATGTCATCGGCCCAGCATCATCAACTGACAATGCTATTGCTAGATTTGATAGCAC